CAAAGATATTGCAGATGTTCCGCCTAAAGTTGTTGCGTTCATAATGACGGTGACATTTACAATAACGATATCGCCAATTTTTTCATAAAGGCAAGTTGCAGATTTTATTTTATCAATCAAAGTAGAGTACGGTGTAAGAGTAGCTGTACCAAGTTCGATATTTGACGAATCGTATTTTGAGCCGATGCTCATATCCATACGGGCTAATCTTTCATTAAGGGGTTTGTTGTCAGCTTTTGCGTTAAGCAGAATGTCAACCTCATCCGACGAGTAGCTGTCGGCACTATCCCAGTAGTTGTCGGTAAGATACTTGATACTCGGATAATTTTGAGTATAGTCGGTAATCTGAGAGGAATCACTTACCTTGTTTGAGTTGTCTTCTTTTTTTGCCAACAAATTTAGCATTTCGGTTTTTGTATAAGCGTTTACAATGCCATAGCCAGCAAGAGTGCTGGTTTTATCGGCTTTCTTCGTAAGATTTGTGTCAACCGTATCAAGCCTTGCTCCGAGTGAATCATGACTGCCTCTTGCATTCTCGACTTCTTTTGTGATTTCCGCAATAGAGCTTGCGCCCGGGAAGGCCTTGCTATCATCGTTGATTACGCTTTTTCCCACACGCAAGCAAACGGTTTCAGCAGTTATGATTTCGTCGCCTTCCATAAGCACAATGTCCATTTTGCAAATACCTGACAAAGCAAGCATTGTGTCTGTTAGCGTAACTGTGACTACATTATTTTCGGTGTCAACGACTGCGGCAACGCTGTCTGCTACGATTACATCATCAACCGTAGCATTGACTTTAGCTGACATTGTGGAGGCAAGGTTAACAGTTTCACCGTTGACGGTGAACGCAAAATCAATAATGCGTGAGCCTTTGTCGCCCTGTCTGACCTCTAAGATTTCGTAGTTCTTACAGCTGTTGATTTCGAGTGTCATTTTTGTATGATTAATGTTCAAATTTTTTCACCTCATTTAACTATATAATCAGATAACTTTGACTTCGCTGTGCCGAGTTCAAGACTGTTCCAACGTTCAAGCACAAAATCATAGTCTGTCTTAATGATTTTGGCTTGTAAGCTATCGTTTTCAGTATCAACATACGCCGTGTCGCATAAATGCAGTCCAAGCATTTCGGTGAGTGTAGGGGGATAGTCAACCTTTACATTGAGCGTAGGCGCTCCGTTTGTGTTTACGAGCTGTCCTCTTAAAACCTGCGCTTGAATATTTAGCTTTTGAATCAAGAAGTCCTTGTTCTCGCCTGTGTGAGCGTTGAAATCCCAGTAACCTGTTTCATCGCCGATGTAGACCGAACCGCCGTCCGAAACATCAACCGTTTTCACCTTAATTAGCTTAGATTTATGGGTTTTGAGTTCTTGCGGTTGAGAGCAGAGGATGACGTTCTTGTCGTTGTATGTGTCGTGGCAAGTGGCATAAGCTGCAACGTGGGAACAAATATCATCTGAATTAAGCGTTTGCGTAAGACTGCTGATGTTACTTCCCCAGCGCAAATGGCAGTTTGTAACCGCCCCACGTTTTTTTAACAACGATACATTAAAGTTATTGTATTTATATTCACCGCCGAAAACATCAACGAGTGAACCGTCAGCACCGCCCATAAAATCACCAAGAGTACAGGGCGTACAGAAGCCAAGCGTCATAGATGATTTTGTGGTAATATCTGATGTAAATTTGAAATAGTGCTCCCACAAGGTTGCCTGCGGGAACAGCGAATCACCCTCAAAATCACGACCTGTGCAAAGTATATCCCACCATTCCTTTGGAGTGTGCACAACATCAGTTTGGTTGGAAGTTTCAATTAAAAAGTTGTTGTACAAATTATGCTTGATGTGCTTTGCTTTAACCGTAATTGATTTTTTGTCTTTGTACTGCAAATCGTAAATCTCAAAATACTGCGGTTCATCGGTTGGGTTCGGTTTTGCCTTAATGAAATACTGCGTGTCGAGTAAATCAGCACATCTGTCCGTTGTTGATAGTTCCATTTCGAGCAAATAATCGCCGTTTCGTTCCTCGGTAACTTTACCGCTGATTATTTCTGTAAACCGTCCGAGTAGGTTAAATCTACTTGGGCCGATTGTTTTAAAATCCGATTTATACAACAAAGGGAACATTTTTTATAATCTCCTCCAGTTCGGTCTTATTGACAGTAATGCGTTTTTATATGCAGTTACAACAATTTGATTGTTTCCAACCTTTAATTTAGGAGGTATAGTATCGTCAACAAAATTAGTTGTACCGTCTGATTTGTGTGCAATATACTGCATAGTTTCGCCGTCAAGCACAGCGTAGTCATAACCGCCTGTGCACTTCAAATCAAGTGATTCACCGTTTATGTTAATTTTAGCAATGGCCGTAGTGCCACCGCTAACATTCGTGTTAGTTATGATGATAGTAGGTAAGGATTCATATTGTTCGGGATTGTGCAAGGAAACCGATTTATTAACTTCAAAATCAATAGTCCGCTGTCCAAGCTCTGAATACCACCACGGCTTGCGGTTGAATTTGATTTTAGTTGTAAGCAATGTTGGGAGTTCACGAACAATATCGTCAATATTTGAAATATAAGCCTCGGTGAAATATCCGGGATTGTAAGTGTCCTTGTACTTTTGGTAACCTTGATTTAAAGTCAGCCATTCGATAACGGCCCTCGCAAGGTGCTTTGCTGACAGTTCGGATAAATACGGCAAAAAGGAAATTTCACGCTCAAATTCAACATTTTGCCACCGCCCGTTATCAAGCAAAACATCACCGTCTCTGCACGGGATTTCAACCGTTGAAACATCTCTAACGGGGATTTCGTGCTGTGGCGCTTGTGTGATACGACCGCCGAAATACGATAACCATTTACCTCCGAAATAAAAGTTATGCATATGCTCTCTGCCTCCTTGTTATTTCATCGGCGAGCCGATTGCTCATATCTTCGACAAGGCTGTCAATATCCATATCGTTATTAATTGCAACAGAGGGAATATTGATACTGATGTTGTTAATGATATTAGTGGAATCGTTTTCAAACACTGAGCCTCTGCCTTCACGCTTTGATTGACGATACTCCTCAGCCTCTTGAGCTGTGAGAACTGCCTCACCGGCATCAAGATATGCGGCGAACTTATCATGTGGAACATAATCAATGCCGGCACGGAAACGAGGTAAGGTTACTTCCGGAATCGGATCTATCTCCCAGCCAATCATTGATGTTGCCCAGTTTACGCCTTCCAACAATTTATTAATAATCCAAATAATGCCGTTGATTACATTCTCAACAAATGTAGGCAAAAGGTTAAAAACATTCTTGAAAATGTTAACAACACCGTTCCACGCTTGTTCCCAGTTTCCCGAAAAAACACCTTTTACAAAATCTACAATTCCGTTAAAAATCCCCGAAATCGGTTCAAGAATTTTTTTAACTCTTTTAATGGCATTGCCTAAAACTTCTGAAAAGATATGTGCAAGCCATTCAATCACCGGAACAAGTGCAGGAATAAGTGTTTCAAGCATTTCACCGAGTAGGCCAAGAACCGGTCGAAGAGCGTCAAAAACCAGTGAGATGACAGGCGATAGCTGTTCAAAAACAGGCTGTAAAGTGCCGACAATTGTATCGCACAACTCACTGATAATCGGGATAAGAGGTGTAAGCAAATCATTCAAAAATGTAGCTAAATCCTCTATAATCGGAGTAAGTGCCGCCAACAATCCATTGAGCAATACGCCGGCAAGCTGAACGAACACCTCGATTACGGGCATTAAGAGTTCTACAAGCGTACTGAATAACGGCATTATAGCCTGAATTATCTGCATGAAATACGGTAACAAGTCCTGTATAATTTGCAGTAAAGGCGGAAATAATTGTTCGACAATCTGTACAATGAGAGGGGCTAACTGCTCTATAAGCTGAGCTATAAACGGCAGTAGTTCCTCAATCAATGGCATGATCTGTTCAAGCATTGACACAATTATCGGGGCAACCTCTTCGCAAATGTTGATTAAAACAGGGGCGAGGTTGTTCGCCACACTCTCAATCAATGGTGAGAGCTGTTCGAGGAGTTTACCGCCAAGACCGATAAGAGAGTTAAGGACAGGTTCAGCGACAGCACCGATTTGCGCCATCGTATCAGACAGCTGCTGATGAGCTCTGTTAGATTCCATTACATCGCCGTTTGTTTCCTTGTACTGAGCAGAGGCATCCGAATACAAGCTTGTGAGAGTTGATGTGATTAACTGCTGTCTTTCTTGTTCTGATGAGCATTTTGCAAGTTTTTCATTAAATTCATCTTCTGACACACCCATCCAGTTAAGAGCATCGGCAAGCGGACCTGTTACCTGTCCAACTTTTGCGGTTTCGTTTGCCGCCTCTGTCAAACCCTCAATAGGCAAGGAATCACCGAATTGACCGTAAACACCTGTGCAAATCTCTGTCCAACTTTGCAGGTCTTTTGTGGAATCGCAAAGCAATGATAAATGATTAGCCGCCTCAGTTGCCTGTCCGCTGTCACCGACTACGGCATACAAGTCAGAGTAAGTCTGTTTTGCATCTGCCGCTGTAAATTTGTTTGTGATAAAAGCTGTGTCGAGTTTACCCATTTCGGTGCGGTATTCTCTGGTATTTTCGGCAACTGACGATAATGCTCCGACACCTGCCGCCGCACCTCCGACCATTGCCGCTCCCCATTTGCCTGCGGTTTTGATACCGTTACCTAAGGTTGCGGCAACACCTTTACCTTTTTTCTCGGTTTCGGCGATTGATTTATTTGCCTCATCGTTATTAACAAAAATCGAGCCGAATAACTTAAATATTTCAACAGCCATTAGCTACACCTCCTCCCACTTGTAGTTATCAAGGTAGTTTTCAACCGTTTTTTCAATTTCTTCCGTATTGACCGTATCAACAATGTTTTCGGGCCGTGTCGAGCCTGTTGCCTTGTTAACGAAATCCGTGTACGACAAGCCTGTGAAATTTCCTACAACAGTCAGAATATAGGCTTTATAAAGCAATTCGTCATTACGGTCATTTATAGCATTTTTGATAATCTCGACAGCACCGGAGAAAGACAACTCATGCAGTATGGCAGTATTGCCACAACAATACTGCAAGAGCATTCCATATGTTCTTACTTCAAGGCTAAGGCTGAGGTAAAAAAACTCTTAATATCATTCTCCCTGATGATTGCCTTTACATTATCAAGGACTTCGGGGATACTTAATTTACTTACATCATCAGCAGTAATGTCGCCTCTGATATCGGCAAGCAATGAATAAAATTCCTGTTCTGTTTCTTTGGTTGCCAAAGAAGTTAACAGAGTAATCACAAATTCAAGACCGACTGCTTCGGTGTTGACCGCTTCATCTTTGTTGCTATTTTTGACAGCAATGCGATTTGCAAAGTCTGCAATTTCCTCTTTGATGTCTGCTCTTTTGATAATGCGAGCAAGAGTAAATGCGTCTTTAATGCTTAACTTTCTCATAATTATGCCTCCGCTGTTTCCGTTTTTTCTGTCGGTCTGAAAATCTTAAACGGCAGTTTGATTTCCTCATCCGAATCATAGACTTCGGGTGAAAGGTTACCATAGAACTGAGCTTCTACCTTGCCGTTGTCCTTGTCTGCAATCGCAAGCGTAAGACCGTTTTCGTTAAAGCCGTTGAATACCTGAATAATGCACGGCTTATCCTCTCCGAGGAGACAGCCTACCCAAGTGATATTCTTAATGTAGTCACCGTCAAGAATAACATCTCTACCCGTGATTACATCGTAGCCTACGACCTTTTCGTCTGTGCCTTTGTCGGCAATTCCAAGGCCATAAATGAAGTTCTGGGTAGTCATCTCAGCAAGTGTTGCCTTGATGTAAACTTCCCAACCGTCAACTACTGTGTCGCCTTTAGTTCTTGTTTTTACGCCGTCAAATTCAAGGCGTCTGAGTGTCGGCTTTGCGGAAAATTCACCGCCTTTAATCGTCACACCAAGACATTTGCCTGCCTTTTTTGCACTTGCATATGTGTCCGTAGCAGGATCGTAATTTACAAAAAACGCACCTGCGTCAAGTAACATACGGTCAGCCGTCTTATTGCTGTAACCGCTGTACGGTTTAATCTTTCGTGGCTTAACTGTTGCCATTTTAATCGTCCTTTCTGTTGTATTTCCTCATTTCGAGAGTGAACATCACTCTCTTTATTGATTTGTCTGATTCGGCAATATACTGCCGGTCAAAATTGTTGTAGAATTTGTAAAAAACATCATCAACCAAGTATGTAGCCCTTGCTATGTTGTCGTAGATTTTGTCCACAACACCATCAATGTCCGACGTAGTCTGCCTATCATAAACATTAACGGTCACAACAAACTTGTCATACGGCTCATCCGTGTAGAGCTGTTTAACCTCATATACAAGACGAGGAAATCCGCTTTCTGCCTGTAAAAAATAAGAGGGTGCATACTCAGCAAATAAATTTTTCAAAAATTTCTTGATATTATTCACCGCTATATTCCCCCTCGTTCAGTTTGCGTTCTGCCTCTTCCGTGCCTACGGCGCTGAGGTATTGCTGTTCAATCTTTATAATGTCTTTGATGTTGCTTTCGGCAGCGTCGCTCAATGCTCCGATTTTTGGAGCTTTGCTTGTACCGATTTCTTGATACAAGCCGTAAAATCCGCCCGGCTTAAATCCTACCTGCAAGTCAGGAATTTTTTGCTTTGAGCGTACCCAATACTGCGTATTTTTCGCTAAGCGCCCCGTCCTGCGTTTTATTTTTCGTCGTGACCGTTTACATACCAGTTTCCCAACATCACGCAGAGCGGCTCTTTCAAGCTCTTTGAGTGTGTACTGAATGCGGTCAACATTGCTGATTATCTCAACGCCGTTTTTTGTGATTTTGACTGCTTTAGGAAGTGACATTGTTTTCACCTACCACATCCGTTAAATACAGCTCTGTACGCTCTGTTCCTTTGATTTGATATGCGCGATAGATTTTGAACTTTTTATTATCGAGGTAACAAAATTCTTCGTTCTGATACTCAAAGGAATTAACTTCAAGCATACATTCAGGTTTTAATCCGTTAGCTTGCGCCTGAAAGAACTCGGATTGTCTGACATATTGCCGCTGAGCATAGACCTTGCGGAGCTTTTCGGACTGAACAATTTCACCGATATCGTTTGTTGTTTCGTTATAGCCCGAAGAAACAAGCAAAATCAAAGTATCTGCATTCATTCTGTTTGTGCTCCTCTCGCCGCCATTGCATCGCGCAATTCTTCGTAATGCCGTGCCCATTCGCTGTCGGCGGTCACCGAAAAATAAGCACGGCAATAGAACTTGATTGCCTGCATAACAAGTGCAGTTGAGTTTTTGTCGTTGACATCAACTCCTGCACCTGCCATGTCACTTTTGGCAGAATCAATGAGGGCAGATATTTCATCATCAAACAGCACCGTATTGATACGGAGCGAAACCTTTACGGCTTCAATTTCATTTGATACTGCCATAATTCAAACCTCTTTTAAGCGCTCTTTTTTACGAGCTTGACGAGGCTGTGAGTATCCACGACCTTACCGTCTGCAAGCATTACGGCTTTAAGGACTGTGTTATCGGTGTCGTCCTCTTCGTACTTCTTGACGCTTAAGCCCATTACCTCATTGAAGATGTAATCGTTAAGATTGAACATCATTGCAAAGGTTGTGTCGGCTGAAACCGTGTCAGCATACGAATCCATATAGCCGTCTGTCGGGATAACAGCACGGCCGAAAAGTGAGAGTGACGGCTTGCCGTTAAGTCCTTCGGACATACGAGCGACAGGCTGACCGTTGCTATCTGTGATGCCCATGAACGCGAAGAATGATTTCTTTGTCATCAGCCATACAGCGTCATCGTATGCAGCAGGAAGAGCCGCCTCGGCAGAGCAAAGTGTTGAATATGTAAGCTTGCCGGTTTTTGCAATCTCGATTGTCTGACCGTCAGGCGGAGTGCATGAAAGAATGCCGGTTGGCGAACCTGAACCCGAACCCTTAACGATTGCCATTTCACAAGCCTTAACAACTGCGTTCTTAATCTGGTCGATAAACTGTGATTCAAAAGTATCAAGCGCCGTTTTGGTCATGAAGAGCGAGAACGCAACCTTGCATTCAAGCTTATATCCGGCAAAGACAACCTTGTCAGTAGTTACTTTCTGCTGGTCTGAACCATTTTTCTCATCAACCCAGCTTGCTGTTGGACGGATGTTCTGTGTAGGGATAAGGAGTGCTGTCGGATAAGCCGTCTTGAACACTCTTGCGTAAATTTCGCCGATTTTTTCAAGTTCAACGATTAAACGCTGATACATTGTGGTCGGCACAATAGCCGCCGCAGTGCTTGATGTGGTCTGTGATGCCACATTCATAAACTTCTGTGGCACGGGTACACCGTTCTGAATATAGTTAGCGAATGCTTTTCTGTATTCAAGTGTCGCGTACATGTCTGTTACCTGTTCGCCCTCATCTGTGAGGTCAATTTTTGTTTTGTGATTTTCAAATGGCGCAGGCATTTGAATTCCCTCCTCTGCATTTTTATTTGCCTTATTCACGGCAGAATTTTCAAACTCACTGTCGAGCTTATCAATCTGCTGTGTAATCTCTTTCGCCTCGGCGAGCTTGTTTTCTGCAATGAGCTTTTTTGCCTTGTCATAAAGAGCATTTCTCTTGTTGAGATATTCCTGTTTGTTCATTCTTCTTCAACTTCCTTTCGTTTGAGTAATTCAAGTTTTGCTGTAAGCTGTGTTTTTTCGTCCCTCATCTGTTTGATGATTGTATCAGGGATAAGACCACTAAGGCTTGCCGCAAGTTTAACCTCTTTTGGCTTTTCAGCATATTCTGCGACCTTGTCAATAAAACCTTTTTCGACTGCTTCATCAGCAGTGAGCCAAGTTTCCTTGTCCATAAGTCCAATAAGCTCGTCCTCGCTCATACCCGTTTTAAGTCGATAGGCTGTCGCAACGGCTTTACTTGCTTTAAGCAACACGCCTGATTTGTGTGCCATGTCATTGTAATCGCCTGCGGCATAGCTTGAAACATTATGAATCATAAGCATACCTGTTGGCACAATTTCAGATGTGCACGCACAAGCGATGTATGAAGCGGCAGAGGCGGCAAAAATGACCTTGATTGTAGCCTTGCTTTCGGCGAGCATATCGTAAATTTCGGAGGCGGCAAAGATGTCACCACCTGACGAATTGATAACAACCTGTACGCCCTCATCCGCCACTTCGTCAAGCTGTGAGCGAATGTCGGCTGGGCAACAGGAATCTACTCCAAACCAGTCGTAAATCCACTTATCATCATTCGTAACGATAGGGCCTTTAATGTCAATTGTTTTCGGCATCGTTTTCACCTCCCTGTCCAAGTGATTTAATTATTAGCAGTTCTTCACTGCTAAGCTCCCAGTTATTCATTTCTGTTGCTTCAATTTTCTGCAATTCAGCTTTCTGCAATTCAGCTTTGACACTATCCGAAATCAAAAAACCAGCACCAAAAATAGCCTTTTTCTTCGCTCTTTGTGATTCTAAAGCTTTGATAAAATGGCATTGCGATTTTTTTATTTTTATATCAATGCCATACTTCGCAAAAGGATAAAGTTTAGCACTGGTAATTACGCTATCAGGATAAGAATATTTCGGGAGTTGTTTCTTTATTGCGGCAAGCGTTTTATTATCTGCAAGCTTAACTGCTTTATATAAAGTTGGAGGAGTTCTTATTTGCAAATCAGGATCATCTAAATTTGTAATAAATGATGTATTTACAACTGCACCATTTTCGTATGTAATACTAATGCTGCAAAGAATTGTTGTGTAGTTGCAACTTCTTTTATTGCTAAAAATAGTAAGAGTAGGAGCAAATAAAAAGCATTTAATTTTGTTGCGAGTATAAAAATCTAAAATTTTTGCCAAAAGGCTAAAGGGCGGATTATCAACAACTATTTTTCCCGAATAATCGTAATTTTCGTAGTCGCCTCCGGGATAAAACGGACGGCAAAAAGTGGATTTATCAAGATTGTATTCGTTCGCCACCCAATCGCTTATAGCTTCATAAACTAACGATGGTGTATAACAATCATCTGTTGTTTTCTTGGGTTTAAATTTTTCAACAAAATCTTCATAATTTTTACTCTTCACTTTCTTCACCTCCTTCGTCAACTGCAACTGTATCTAATCTTCTGAGCGGAGTGTCTCCGCCCGGAACAGGAGCAAGACCAAGTGATTCTCGCCATTCATTCGGAAGCATTGCTCCACGGTCTACCATTCCGGCAAAATTCAGTTTTGTTTTAAGGCTTGCAGATTGTAGATTGAACGAACCGACTGCTATGTAATTTCCACAACTTCGCTGACGGCGAGTGAATAGTTTCCGTGTCAGCTCGTTTTTCAACTGAATAATCTTCGGTGAAATCACCGCCTCAAAGTAAGCGTTTTCTTCATCTTCGTTCGCTGTCGATGTGATAATTTTCACATTAGTGTTAAAAAGCTCAAGGATTCTGTTTTTTGTTCTATCCATTTGCAAAGCATTTGGAACATAGTCATTCGGGGTTATCTGATTTGCGTCAACTTTTGCGTCAACTGCCGCAACACCCACGGAACTGTTGCTGATGTTAAGGTAGTTATCAGCAAACGCTTTTGCGTTCTTCTTCAAATCCTCAGGACGCAACGATGAGGTATATTTCAGCAACCATTTAATGACACTTGAATTTCTGATAGCACTGATGATGCCGCTGTCGGTTGTTTCAACAATTTCAAGCAAAGGTGCAAGAGCCTTAAATTTGCCACTTCCGAATATGTCATTTTCAGCGAAATCATCACGCAAATGTATGACATCTTCGGAGGCAAAGCGGTAGGTCTTGCCGTTTGCAAGGATAAATTCATAAACAAGGTTGCCGTTAGTGTCGTACAAGTCCGTAGCTGATTTAGCCGGTATGAAATACAATTCCGTAGGCAAGCCGTTTGTGTCTCTAATGATGAGCCAAAAAGCATTGCCCGATAGCGATAGCTGTGTGCTTGTCCTATACAAAAGCATATCCATTGTTGTGTACGGGTTAGGTTCTTCAAGCAAGAACTTGATGTAAGGTTCGGGATTGATTAAGAGGTCTTTTCTGCCGTCAACGATTGTTTCCCTTATATGCTTAATTGATAATTTTGAAAATCTGAGAGCCTGTGCATTAACGCAAGCTCGGACGGTGTCGGAATCATATGCTCTGTTGCCCCACAAGAAGAAATTTGAATTATTCTGTGTAACAAGTTCAACCCTTGAAAAATTCTTTGCCTTTCTGACATTGCGAACAGAATTTAAAAAGTTCTTAAATTTTCCCATTCTCTCACCTCCTAAACAATGCTTAAATATTCGTCTTCATATTCAAAATATAGCGTGTAAGCGTCAAGCAAAGCCGCAGTACCGTCAATTCGTCTCGTTGACTTTGAGGTCTTAATTGGCTGTATATTACCGTTTCTGTCCTCATCTATTGCAGTATTTGCGAGACACCATTTATCAATTGGATTGTTGTTGTAGATTATTCTTTTCTTGACAAGGTCTGCTTTGAGGGCTTTCATCGGGGCAGACAATGTTTTCTTACCTTGGTGTACAGCTTCCATAACGGTAGGACCGAAAGCGTCAATCATCTGATTAACCCACATCTGAGCTGACCAAGCGTCATAGCCCTCTTTCCACAAGTAAATGTCGTATTCGTCTTGTAACTCTTGATACCACGCTGTTACAACACTTGCGTCAATCTTGTTTCCGGGGCAGGTACGCATAAAGCCCTGTTCTATCCACTTATCATATGGAATTTTGTCCTCGGTTACTTTTTTCTCTACGAGGTCTGCCGGCATCCAGTACATTGACAATACAAAAATATTTTCATTGTCAGGCACTCGGAACAACATCTTGGCCGCCGTAAGGTCGGTTGTGCTTGATAGGTCTGCGCCGCCTATCCCGTAGGTTGGGCGGAGTTCCTTAACATCAAATTTTGTTTCGTTGTTAAGCTCCTCGAAATTGAGCCACGATTCAGTTGATGTTTCGGCTATGTTAAATTCCTTGCATACAAGATTTCGTACAAGTGACGGATTTGCTTGCGCTTTCTTGACCTTGCTTGCAAGGGCATTTCGATTTTTAATAGTGCCAAGTCCGGGATTAGCCTTTTCCCAGCAATCGGGCTTTTCCCATTCTTCACGCTTGTCAAGCTCATAGATAATGTAAAGGCTGTGTTCGTCTTTGTAACCTACATCATCAAACAAGCCGTTCGTGGTGCGGACAGCATCGTCATAGATTTCATCGTAGATGTCCTCTCTGATTTTTCCGGCTGTTGTTGTAACAAGAATAAGCGGTTGGTCTCGCCCGATGGTACCGTCTGCCATAATGTCATACAACTGTCTGCCGTTTTTCCATTGGTGGAGTTCGTCCATAAGGCAACAATGCACATTCAATCCGTCGAGTGTATCTGAATCAGAAGCAAGCGGCTTAAACACTCCGCAGTTGTAATCTTCTGAACTCAATTCATTTAGCAGTGGTTTAATTCGCTTTAGCAGAGTTTCACTCTTGCGAACCATTCGTTTCGCTTCCTGCCATATAATCTTGGCTTGGTCACGCTTTGTGGCGACTGCATACACTTCGGGACCGGGTTCACCGTCACCGATGAGCATATACAAACCAATTGCAGAGGCAAGCAAAGACTTGCCGTTCTTTTTTCCGATAATCAGCACAGATAAGTTATATTGTCTTATACCGTCATCGTCTACAAAGCCAAATGTCGCCGCAAGCCACGCTTTTTCCCACAGTTCCAGCTTTACAAGCTGACCGCCCATTTTGCCTTTACTATGTCGGCAATAGTTTTCAACAAATTCAATGATGTGATTTCCTCGCTTAGCTTCGTAATGATAGCCGTCTGTCGGATTAATCACCTTATCGCTTAAATGTTTGTACCACTTGCGTATCTTGTCGCAAACAGTAACCTTGCCGTTCTTTATCTGCTCGTAATATTCAAGTATCGGATTATAGCTTAATGGATAGCGTTTCAAAGCTTGTCACGCCCCTCGACAAAATCGTCAAAGCCGTCTGTTGTCGCAATCTTTGCCTCGGTCACTTTCGGGAGCATATCGTTGAGCTGTTTGATGTATTTGAGATAGTTGCCGAGCATTGTGTTATACAAATCCGCCTCAGGTCTTTTGCGTGAGTACGGCTCTTGTGTTTCCGACTGTGAAAATAGTTCAGTTAAGCCATAAATCGCAATATCCTGTTGCAGTTCTTTCAGTCTGATTCGAGTGAACGCCGCATTCTCAATGAGACCAACAGCGAGGTCTTTTCTCTTAACTTCTATGTCCTTGTAGATTTCCGTTAATCGCTTTATCTCTCGCTTAATCGCTCTTTGTTCCTTTTGTTCGTCAGTCATTTTACAAGTCACCGTCCTTTCACACAAGTTTTTGGGGGGGAGGGGGGCTATATGTAAGGCGCGCAAAAAATCTAACTGCCCCCCTCGGTCCTACGGTTACCGGTTTCCGATTTTTCAACGGGGGGGATAATCGGTCGGAGCATTCCGCTCTCATCAAAAAAATATTTTTTCGGTTCGCACCCACCTATCCCGTGCCCCGGCAAATCATCGTGACATTTTTTGCACACATATAATAAATTGTCGTAATTGAGAGTAACATCAGGATTGCTTATGTTGCTCTCATTAATCATGATCTTATGGTGCACGATAAAACCGTGTCGCTCTTTACACAGCTGACACAATCCGCCGTCAACAAGCATTCGTTCTGCGATAAAACTTTGTCGGCAGTCCTGCCATTTTTTAGACTTGTAAAATCCTATGGCAAATGCCTTAGCCATACCGTACACCACCAAAAATAAATAGAGCTACAATGCAATTGTCCTCTTGCATCATAACTCTATTTTAAACTATTTTGCGTCCCAAGTAAGGGACTGTTTTTCTAATCCACTAAGCCAAGCAACCAATCCGCCGATGTTGATAATGCCAGAGCTATTCGCTTAACATTATACGCTGACGGTTGACTTGTCCCTGCTATGTAATTGTAAATGTTTGACCGGCTCACTCCGGACTTTCGTGCAAGATCCGAAGGATAAATATTCCGTTCAGTCATTGCTTGTTCGAGCCGTCGAGCGAAAGTTAAGTCGAAAGTTCTCATTTTATCGCCCTACCATAGCTTTGTACTTATCGATATGCTTTTGATAATTTCCGTTTGCCTTTGCTGTTTGAATTACCTGCCGAACTTGAGAAGGATTGCGTTCATAATCTTTTGCAATCTGCTTAACAGATTCACCGAGGAAATCATATTTGCAAAATAGAAATTCAGAAATATCGGTTAATGGTCTGAATGGTATTTTAGATTTTTTAGATGACGCTTTTTTTCTTTCTCTTTCTTTTGCCTTCTCACTGAGAATTTCTTTTCGACAAATCGGACAGTATTTTGTTTTAAGGCAAAGTGTAATAACTTCGACTCCGCATTTTTGACAAGTGATTGTTATTGGTTTAGCTGTCAATCTACTTCACGCTCCTCGTCAAGCATACCAAGTTTCTGTGCCAACGCAACAACAGCGGTTACAATCAAACGCAAATCCTTACCTTTGATGTTACACATATTAAAGCAAACATCGCCCTCATCGTTATCAAGTTTACCAAAATCAATAACAAGTCCCTTTTCAACAACTTTTGTGTCGTCGTTATCGTAATTAACGGTAATGTTTTTAATATTTTTCATTTTCTTCTACCTCACTTTCAAGCCAATGTTTTGTGCAGTCAATACAGCTGTCATTGAATCGCTTTTCCATAGGACAGCCAACATACGGAGTGCCGTACGGGCAACTGAAAAAGTCCATACAACTCCGAGCCATTTCATCAATTGACATCTGTTTGATTTTTTCAAAGTTTGTCATTGTGTTCACACCTCACCTCAACAATTCATCTGTTGTGATGTTAAATAAATCCGCTACAGCTATTATGGTTTCGATATTAGGCTCAAATTTTCCCTGCTCATAGTAAGATATACTTGTTCTGCTCAAATAGAGCTTTTCGCCTAACTCATCTTGCGTTAATCCATTTTTAAGTCTTAACGCTTTTAGCTTTTCCGAGAATGCCATCACTCTTCACCGTCCTCAATAGGAACAGGCTGATTCCAACAACTATAACAACTAATATACAAGTCCCCTTTTTTTGTTTTTGCACAACCCGAAACAGCTCCTAATTTTTTTAGGCAAACCTTTGGTACTCCGTGATCAAGCTCTGCGTTCGGATACTTCTCCAAAAACTCCGTAAGAAATGTCTTTTGCGGATGCTCATCGCTCCACTTCTGGACGATTTCGATTGCCTTTTCGGGATAGAGCATTTCAAAAGCTGTACATGATTGCCCTTTATTGTTATTTATGCTACATAAAGGACAGTTAGAGCAGCCAAGTTTACATAGCCCATTCTTTGCTCTTTTCGTCATTCTTCGTTTTTCAGCGAAATAATTCTCTGTTTTTGAGCAATCAATCATTATCTTCATTCTCCTTTAATTTTTCGGTTATTCTTTTGGTTAAGCCGTTTTCATTGGTTAGGCATTCTAAGGCTTGGAGGGCATTGATTACGGTTTGCTCGTTGGTTTGGGACTGATACATCTTACGGACGAAGTCGGCGCTTTTCTTTACATTATCCATAATTCTTTGTGAGAGCATACGGTATTCGTCTGCGTTGTCCCTATCACGCTTATACTCCGTTCTGAGCTTGTCCTGCCATTCAAGGCAGATGTTTATGTCCCAGCCTTTATGACGGTTGTTGTAGCCAACCTTTGCAAGCCTTGAAAAGTATTTATATTCGGGCGGAGGAAAGGCTGAGTAATCAAGCTGACCGTCAATTGCTTTATCCTCAAGCTGTTCAAACACCTGTGGATTTTTAAAATCATATTTTTTCATATTACCTCTTTCGGAGGGTAGTGGAGGGTTTGGGGCTATTTTAAAGAACCCTTTCTATATATATAATATTAGTTTATTTTTCTTATACGAAAGGTTAGAAAAACCGTCAAACCCTCCACCACCCTCCACCTCAACAATCTTTAAAAAGTGAAATGCCGTTGAAAAAGTTATAGTTTTTGCCTCTTACCTTTTCAAATCGTTTGGCAAGCTCGGTGCTGAATTTGGTATTTGACATACAATATTCGTTGTTATCCCCTGCCCAGCTTGTATAGGCGGCATAGAGCGTGCTTGCCTGAACCGAACCCTCTAACACACATCTGTCCTCGATAAAGGCGGAAATGACATCCATTTCACGCTTGTACTCTCTCACGCTTTGAAGAACGGCAGACGGCATTTTCAAACCCTCTCTCTGCCAAAGAATACAGCCGTCGATACACCATTTGAAAATTGCGGTCATTTCGGCTTTGAGCTTATGCGTAAGGTTCTTATCAACCTTATCCTCGGGAATCTGAACATTGAATGGTATCATATGTATTCTTCGCCATATGCCCGTGTCGGTGCCTCTGATAATCGGTTTATGGTTTGTCGCCATCCACAGCTTAAACTCGGGCTTGAACTCAAATTCCTCGCTGTACAGCTTTCTTGCCGTTACGGTATCGTCACCCGTAAGCTGTTTGAGAAGTCCCTCGTTAATTCGCACGCCCTCGTTCGGCTCAACCGAGGTGACAAGTCTTGCACCCTTTAACCGTGCAATGTCGCTGTTTATGGCACTGCTCTGAGAGTTTCTTACCATAATTGTTTCAGGCTGAATGTTTGCGGCATAATCGCCGAATACATCACGGATAACATCAATGAATGTACTCTTGCCGTTTCGTCCCGTGCCGTAAAGGAAGAATGCGCATTGTTCGGCTGTTGAGCCTGTCAGACTGTAACCGACCGCCTTTTGAATGTAGCGAATAAGCTCCTTATCGCCTGCAAAAATATCATCAAGAAATGCAAGCCAACGGGGACACTCTGCCGTTTGAGAGCAGTCAACCGAAGTAATCTTTGTAAAATAATATTCGGGATTATGCGCCCTCATTTCGCCGTTTTTAAGGTTGATTATTCCGCTTGGGGTGTTTAATGCCATACGGTATTTATCCATTTGTGCCGGAAGTACGGGGATATGGTGTTCAACCTCGTTGAGCATTGCTTTTTTTGATTTGTTGGAACGGCTTGCTTTCATATGCTTTTCAAATGCTTTTGACATATCTCCGCCGTTCTCTTCATCAGCTTGCAAGTACAGCCTTGCTTCGGCTTTCATAGCCTCAACGCTTTTGTCCGCCATTCGCAAAACTACCCCGATATTGTCAACACACCACTTCATTGAATTGTAGTAATACCACTTTTTCTCGGTGTAACAATACCTTACATTATCTCCGAATAAATCAACAAACCTGTCGGCGTTGCCCATATCGTCAAAGGTGTAGGCACGCATTTTTTCTTCGTCAACCGCTTGAACAGCCTTGCCCTCACCGATTGAAATTGAATAATCGTTATGCTGTTTTGGGTTATAGGTCTGCGTACAGCCCGACACAGCCTTTTGCAGGGTTATAATACCGTAGGTTGTACCCGACTGTTTTCTGTCCCACTTGTCACGCATTAAGCCTGATTGTCTGAAAATCGAATCCATCTTGTCGGTGTCGCATCCGCACCAAAACGCAAGCATATTGCAGAATGCCATATCAGCCTCGCTCTGTGACGCATAAGCCGAAAAATCACCGCTGTATAAGGCTCTGAAAAGATTGCCGTTTTTGGCATTGCAGGCGGCTTTTACAATATCGTCAACCGTATTGAGATTAGCCTCAATGTTACGGAGCTTAGGCTGTGGCTCTGTTGCCTTGCCGAGATATTTTGAGTGTAACGGCTTTATGCTTTCGGTGCAATCGTTTATGTACGCATATGCAGAGCAGTAATCTCCTGTCACAACGAAAAATCTGCCGTTTTCATACATTTCAAAACCGCCCGAATCATTCTTCGCCTTTCTTCTGCCCTCGGGAAGAGTTCCCTTACAGATTATGTGAACGCCTGCCTTGCTCTGCGAAAACTCGGCGTAGCTCTGCAAAGTGTTCACGAACTCGCTGATTATGTTGTCAGCTCCGCCGTTTTGGTAGTCCTGAATGTCATTCGGCATATCGTCAAGGTCAACACCGAAAAACGGTGAATTTGAGAACATAAAGCCTATGCCTGAATATTTGGCGGATTCTCTGACTGCTGTTTCAAAGTCTGACCAAGTGTCCGAGTTATTCGGCATTGCAAAGCCACCCGTTCTTGGATTTATCGGTTTCTTTGAAATTCCGCTGTGTGATTTCGGATCGGGATATGACTGCCAGCACACCCAGTTTTTGTAACCTTTCAATTCCTCGGGAACTGCAAAATATTTATTTTTATTTGGGTTTAAATTTGTAAAGCCCATTTTTTCACCTCCATATATAAGGAAAAACACGGTGAAAATTGCACTGTTTCATGCAATTCCCGAAGAAATTTTTTAAAATCAGAACGGCAAATCATCGTCAATCGGCATATCAACAAAGCCCTGATTTGCAGGCTGAGCAGACGCATAACTCTGCTGTGGCTGTGCATAGGCTGTAGCTGTATTGGTTGTCGTCTGCTTTGGAATATGCTTTACAGTCGGATATTTTGTAGGATTTCTCCAGCTTACTCGCTCCTGTGTTTTTCCGTTGTATTCTTCGTGCTTTATAGTTACACGCAACGGCTTATTGACAAGCTCACCGCAGAACTGCTCAAGGCTGTCGTACTCCTTGCCATCGGGAAGTCCTGCCGCCTTGCCGAGTGCCATAATCTGACCATAGCTGTATCCCTTGACCTGCAAGTCTGCGTTTGTAGGCTCTTTCTTCTTCCACAATGTATCAAATATATATCCGTTTTTATAGTTCTGCTCAACATCATTTCTGATTACCATTGAGATGTTCAGATTTTCTTTGCCATTCTTTGTTACTCTCTCCTCAACCTTAGCGATAAGACACTCATAATCGCCCTCGGGTTTGAGTGAGTTAGACTGTGCCGCCTCGCTCCAATTTGCTTTAAATCCCATAATTTTACTCCTTTGTAATTAACTCTATCGCCTCATCGGCACTTCTGCACACTCCTGCAACAGCGCCGTTGAGTTTCATCATCTGTATAAATTTCTGTTGTTTTTCGGTAGGTCTGCCCTTGGGAGTTTTAACCTCGATAAAAACCGCTCTTCCGTCTGATTTTCTGACACCGAACAAATCTGAAAATCCGGGCGGAACTCCCGTATTGAAATATCTGCCGTCCTTTGTAAAGCCTGCACCTACATTTATACGGAAAATATCGCAGTACGGTGCAATTGCAATACGGATTTTGTTCTGAATTGCGTGTTCTTCCGTCAAGCTATCATACCTCTCTTTCGTGCCTGAAAATATGCCCAGCCTGTTTTGTAGCCGTGGCTTTTTGCGTATGCAAGCAAGTCCGCATAGCTGTGGCAATCATCGGGTGTGCTGAAATCAAGCTTGAATCCCTCAACCTTAATGAGCTTTGCGGTGGTATCGGTTTCAACGGTCCTTTCGGCTGTCGGGAATACATAACCGCAATGCGGACACACGGCTTTCTGCCCTGCCGGCGGTGCTGAAAATGTAAAGAAACATTCGGGACATTGTCTGACCTTTTCCTCCTGCTCCTTTTCGATTTTTTTAACACTCAGCTTTTTGCGTTTTTCAAGCGTCCATTCTCGGTCGTCATCAGGCATTCCGTGCCTTGCATAGTTGCCCACATGGTCAATGATTACCGCCCTTTTGTTTGGCTTATAACGCATACACCGCATTGACTGCTGAATGTAAAGCGTAAGGCTGTGAGTAGGTCGGAGCAGAATTGTACATTCGCAGTCAGGCACATCAAAGCCCTCTGAAATCAAATCCACATTGCAAAGAATCGTGATTTTTCCGCTGCGAAACTCGTTTATAATCTGTTCTCGCTGTGCCTTCGGAGTTGCTCCGTCAATATGCCTTGCTGATATACCCGCTTCGCAAAATGCCTGTGCGGTTGCCATACTGTGTTTGACAGTTGAACAATAGCACACTGCTTTTTTGCCGTCTGCAAGCTGTCTGTAATACTTGATTACATCTCCGAAAACTGTATTTTTAGTCATTGCTTTTTCTATCTCGGAGGCGACATATTCGCCCATTTTGGTGTGCAGTCCTGTAAGGTCGGCAACACTCGGAGCATAGTAATCATACGGGGCAAGGCAGTTATGTTTGATGAGCCATTTTGTACTCACCCCGATTATGAGCTTGTCGTTGACATCGCCCAAACCGTCACCGTTTAATCGGACAGGTGTTGCGGTGACACCAACCCTCGGAACATCTGAAAAATGTTCGTAAATGCGTTTGTAGCTTTGTGCAAGGCTGTGATGATTTTCGTCTGTGATGATAAGTGCGGGTTTTGGCAGTTTCTTCAATCTTCGTGTAAAGGTCTGCACCATACCGATTTGGCACAAATCCATAAGCACACCCCAGCGGACAAAGATTCTGAATATTTGGTCAACAAGCTCTCTCCTGTGAACAAGGAACAGCACCCGTTTCCCGTTCCAAGTTGTTCGTCTTGCAATTTCTGCAACAATGCAGGATTTTCCGCCACCGCAACCAAGAACAATGCAAGGGGCTTTGTAACCATCTCGCCAAGCCTGTCTTACCTGTTCAACAAGGTCATTCTGATACGGTCGGAGTTGCATTGTCTGCACCCTCTCTCTGCTTTTCCTGTTTCTTCTGCTTTATCAGCTTTGCAACACACTGCATACAGAGTTGTCTGCCGTAATTTTTTGTTGTGCCGTCAATGATCTGTTTAACGGTGCGTTTGCCGTCCGAAAGTATCGGTGCTTTGCACTCATCACAATACTGTTCGGGTTGCATTGAATAGTATGTTCTCAATGCTTCATCAACAATTTTAAGGTCATTTGATATGTACATTGAATCAAACAAGCCTATCGGACTTTTACAGGTATCGTTACCGTCCGTTTGTGTTGCAAAAAGATACTTGCCGTCAACGACAACAGTTTTTAAAACCGTGGTAAACATTCCCTCGACCGAGATTTTTTCGTCAAGCAACTTGCCGATTGTTTTAGCTTTCTGTCTGCCGTTTTCGTCGGTTTCAATATGGCTGAGAAAATAAACAATCGTGTCATTCGGGAGAGTTTCGACCTCTTTTACAAGCTTCCAAAAATTTTTACCGATATCGGTAAACTTCTGAAAGCCTGTTTCCTTGGCTCTTCTCATATACTCGTTAGCCATGAGATACTGTGCGTCATCAACTGCAATTGACTTGCATTTCTGCTTTTTGATAAAGTCCTCAATATCAATGTAGTTGTCGGAATTGATTGAAGAAGTGAATTTGGTCCTGAACGGAAGTGATTTTCCATTTACATTCACAAGAGCAAGTTCATTTGCTTTGAAATTTCTTAAAGAGGCAGATTTTCCGCTGCCTGAATATCCTAAAACCAATATAGGTAATCCCATAAATAACACCTCACTTAATACTTAACGACTGCTTGGCTTCTATATGTACGAAGGGGATTTCTTCGCCCTTTTTGCAGAGAGCCTTGACATCATTCTTTTTCACTTCGGGCATACTGTACTTCAAAAGGTGGTCAAGATTGTGTTCCTCCGCCCACTCAACAAATGAAATTTCATCATCAACCACAAGGCTCGGAGCGTTCTTTTTAAGCGACATAACCGCTCTCGGCATATCAATCTTCTGTCTGCCGAGTGCCTGCATTGACTTAAACAGATAGGTTTTAAGGCTCTCCGCCTGTTTTTCTTTTTGTGACTGTCTTTTTGCAATTGCCGCTTTTTCGGCTTTAAGCATTTTAGCCTCGGCAAGAAGCTGTTTGTAGTAGATTGCAATGCTCTCAGCTTTCTCGTCAAATTCGCCCTCAATACCCGTGAGAGTATCGAACCACGCTGTCAACATCTTGTTGCGGTATGCATCCACATTGGCAATAATGTTGCCGTCATCATCAATCGGCATTCCGTCTGCATTCGTATCAGGTTCCCATTCGTTGATAGCGTCAAACTGGTTAAATAAATCCGAGTACATCTCGGTAAGCTCATAAAGTTTCATTGTTGTTCCCCCTTAAAGATTTATGTTTTGTGTGGCAAGTGCCTCTATTAAATGTTCAACCTTGCCTTTGAAAAATTCCTTGTCCTGTGACCGCTTGGCGAAATCGAGCATACGGACAAAGCTGTCATATGCAATTGAAAAGTATGCCTTAAAGACATCCTTGTCATCTGATGAACCGTCAGCAGTCTGAACATTTTTCAGCCTTTCTTCATACTCCTCTTTCTGTTTGCGAAGAGCCTCCTGCTTTTCATCCTCAAGCTGTTTTCTGACGATTTTTTCGTTATTGCGATACTCTTCTTCGAGTTCGTCATAATGCTTAATGTTCTCCCTTTCCAAAGCCTTAATCGTTTCATTGAGTCTGCGTTCATTGTCGCTCGGCTCTGCAACGGCAACCTCAATAGGACGGCTTTCAAGCTCCTGAACTTTATTCGTCAGCTTGAAATTTTTGTTCTTTTCCTCTGCAAGCTGATTTTCAATATTGCGATAGCTTTCTTTTGAAGTGTCCGCCTGCTGTTTGTAATAGTCGGCGTCTTTCTTAGCGTTATTGAGCTGTCTGCAATAGTCAATGCTCTTGTCGGTTGCCTCCTGCTTTTCGTCCTTCAGCCTGTCAATCTCTGCCTTTAACTGCTTGACCGTTGTGTTTTCAAGGTCAAGTTTTTCGGCAATTTCAGCCTGTTCGGGTTCGCTTATGGTGGCGAGCAACATCAACTTACTTTTGCTAATTTGTCCAAACGTTTGGACATTTTCAGGATTTATTTTTTCTACAATAGAAATATAGTTATATGCGTTACTGCGTTTCATGCCTACTTCATTCTCGCAGTAGTCCTCAAAATTCGGATATCCAAGCTCCTTATACAGCTTGTTGTCACGCATTGTTTTAAGCCCGTTGCACATATCCCATATGTTCTGCTGTGCAAGGTTTGCGCTGACAATTATCTTCTGATGCAGTTCAATTGCCTGCTTATGCTGTTCGCTTACTGTTATTTCTGACATTTTTCAACCTTTCTTCTTGATTTTTTGAGTAAGAAAGGATATAATCAAATTTGTGATATTTGTTATATCCTTGCTATCCGTTGAGGCTTTGCAGAGCTTCAGCGGATTTTTCTTTGCAATTGCAATTAATATTTAACATTGATATAATCCAACACCCTTGCCCAGCCGTATCTTTCGCCTGTTTTATCATCTGTGCAGCAGTTATACATCCAATACTCCCACTCTTTAGGATTTTGCTCTTTAAGTAAGTCAAATCTATGAGGGCGCTTTTCCAAGTGCAAACCAAATCCGCACATTGAACAACCTGTTCTTTGAGCCTTGGTTGTGTACAAAGTACCATCTTCTTGCCTCTCGATTTTTCCGTATATTTCGGGAACAGGAACATTTAAATCAAGAGCAAGTTGCAAAATGTCCTGTCTGTTAAAAATCGCAAACGGTGCTGATCTGATTGTAGATTTACCGAAATAATTACAACCATTTATCATTAAGGATTTAGCTCTTCTTCCGCCTTCGGAAGCCATCAAGCCAAGATAAGGCACGCTGTTATGTTCTTTTGCCCAAATGTCACAAGGCTTTTCTTTTAGATAATAGCAGCATTTTGATGACACTTTGAAATTTGGAATTTGGTAATTTGTACCCTCTTCATTGTTCGCATAACCGCCGAACTTTTCAAGCCATTTTTGCGACATTTTCATACGACTGTTTTTTTGATAACCGCCATAGGCCCCTGTTTCGCCTGTTACAATAGCGTGTCGAACAGTTTTGTTTTTTTCGGTCGGATTTGCAAGTAATTCAATCTTGGCGGCAATTTCTTTTGATAAGACAGGAAATCCAAACTCCTGAATTATATCCTGTTTAGTCCAGCGGTGTTCTTTTCCTGCACTGTCAACATACCGAACTGATGGCTTTAACCTTTCAATTCCGAGCTCTTTATGTATTTTTTGAATACTCGAATCTTCAAGATAAGAAACGCTGATTCCTGGGGCATGGATTCCGATCGACTTTAAAAAGATAAATAATGTAATGCTATCAAGACCGCCTACCGAAACGTGATAGTCTAATTCTCGTCTATCGCATTCTTCAGCAAATTCTCTCGCTCTGATAGTTGCATACTTAACTTTAAATTCATAATCCTGTTTTTGCTTAACAATGAAATCAGAGATTTTTCTCTGTCCGTCAATTCTTTCCATTCGTTCAAAAACATTTTCTTTCATTTCTTCACCCCCACACATTCAAAACCGAAGGAATCGGATTCAGGCGTTTCAAGGGCTTTGAGCTTGCGTTTTAGCTCTCTGTTCTCGTGACGATAACCGCTTGACGCTGTTTTTTCGAGTGCAAGGTCCGTTCTTGCGTTTCTCAGCTCAATACTGAGATGTCTGTTCTCTGCTCTGAGGTTTTCCACATCTTTGAGCAGTTTCCTTTTTGTCGGGTAGTTTCTTAACCACATTTGTTACACTCCTTTCGCAATAATAACATTACATTTCGTTGCGTAGTCTATGAGCCTTTCGAGCGGTATGTTATAAGACCATTTACCGCCTTTGAACAGGCAAGCCGTGCCTATCGGCAGTCTCTGCTCACGCAGTCCGTTATAAACAAACTCGGGAGTGATGTCGAGATATTGCGCTGCAACTTTGGGCGGTACATTCTTGTATGGCTCGCCTGTCTTAGGATTGATAAGAATTTTGTCAATCATTTTTTCACACCTCCTCTTTATGCTGATTTCTGCTGTTCGGCTATCTGCTTGCCCACGGCCATTCCTTTCATCATTGCGAAAGCAACAGCCTTTTCTTCGTCTGTCATATCAATCAAGATTTTTGCAAGCTCTGCACCGATTGACTTGATGTCCATCTCCTGCTTATCTGTCATCGTTTTCACCTCCTTGATTACTTTGCAACTTTATTTTAACTTATTTTGATTACATTGTCAACAGTTTTTGCAAAAAAAATATTTTATTTTTATTTTTTGATTTTATTTGTTGACAAATTCATCATTATCTAGTATAATAACAACTGTAAGGAGGTAATCTAATGAGTAATAGTATTGCAAAAAGAGTTATTGAAGTTCGCAAAGCCATACATCTTAATCAAACTCAGTTTGCCGAAAGGCTCAATTTACAGAGGTCAATAATTTCTCTTTGTGAAAGTGAAAAAAGAGAGTTTTCAGAGCGAACACTTAGAGATATTTCGGCTATATTCAGTGTAAACCTCGAGTGGCTCAAAACAGGCGAGGGAGAGATGTTTGATGAAGAAAGTGAAGATGTCGTGATTGATGCTCTTAGAGCAGAGTATGACCTTGATGAAATCGACATTGACATTATTCGTACATATATAAGTATGGCGCCGCTTGAGCGGCAAGTTTTTAAAAACTTTATTAAAGGAGTTTCGGACAAAAACAAAGGGGAGCGTTAAGCTCCCCCGTGACCGTTCAAATTACGACGATATATGATTTTTATAAATTTCAGTATAGCTACTAAGGCTTTGTGATTTTCGATTGATTCTATGTATTCAATTATTTCTTGCCGGATTGCTGTGTTTTTCTTCATGAATTAATTTCCTTTCATTCGTAAGATTCGGACGAAATTCCTATAATTAAATTATAGAAATTCTGTTCGACAATTTCAAGTAGTAAATGTTGGCAATATTATATTACAAAGTCCCATAAAACGGACTTTGCTAATCAAAAATAAAAAAAGACCGCTCACAGCTGGCACTATGAGCAGTCAAAATAGGGATAAAAAGGCGCTAACCTCTTTATATTTTATTGTACATTTATTTGCGTTATTTGTCAATATAAAATAAGGAGGCAAAACAATGGGATTACTTTCTAAACTGTTCGGCAAACCAAAACAGCCTACACCACAACCACAAGTGAATGTAAAACCTGAAACGGGTAAATCACACTCTAAAAAGATGAAAGTTGCAGGTGTTACATTCGGCAACAGACAAGAATGTCTTAAAAGACTTAGGGCTGACAAGCAAGCAGGCAAGGTTGTTAATGTATCAATGCAAGAGTACAGCTATCAAGGTGAACCTGCAATTAAAATAATTGCAAACGGTATGGAGATTGGTAACTTACACACTGAAGATTGCGATTTTGTTAAAAATAATCAGTCACGAATTTTAGGTATCAAAGATTTGTATATCGGCTATGCTGAGGACATTAAGACTTATTACGCTAAAATTACGCTGATTATCCAAAATAAAACATAATAAAAAATCCGCCCTGACCTGTTGGCGCAGGACAGAGCGGAAACCATTACACGGGTGCAATGGTACTTTTAGAGCAATAATATTGTACCACACCTCTGCGAAAATTACAACATTTTGCAGGGGATTTTTGCGCCCTTTTTAAAGGAGCAAAATAATGAAAAAATGTATAAATCGAAGATGTAACAGAGAATTGCAGGACGATTTTGTGTATTGTCCGTATTGCGGTAAAAATCAAACCGATAAACCCAAACGACAGCCAAAGAGAGCAAACGGCACAGGCTCTATTTATTATCGCAAGGACAGTAAGACAAAGCCGTGGTATGTCGCATCAACAATAACAGGTAAGCGTGTGTATGTCGGAGGATTTGCAACACGAACGGAGGCGGTCAAAGCTCTAACAGACTATGAATCAGCCCCCACAAGCAACATTAACATTACATTTGCACAACTGCGAGAGCGCTGGCTAAAAACTAAAGCATATCAAAAATTGAGCGACGATGCCAAGAGTTCTTACAATGCCGCTTGGGTTAAGCTACGATCGTTATACAACCGTAAGTTTAGAGATTTAAAAACTTTCGACTTTCAGGCGATAGTAGATTATTACGAAAATCCACATCACGAGGAAGGCGCCGGAGGCAAGCTAAAATATCTTCTGCCAAGCGGAAAAGGTACATACCAAATAACCGACACTCCTAAGATGTGTGACGGCCTAAAATTTTCGGCACTGCATAAAATTAAAGTGTTTGCCACTAAGATTTACAAGTACGCCATGGAGCAAGACATAGTGGCCAAGAATTATGCCGAGTTTATAGAACTCCCCGAACAGGAAGAAATCAATGCTACAAGATTCACCGAGGTACAATTGGAGCTCATTCGGCAAAGCATAGGGCGAGTACCGTATGCAGATTACGCATACGTTATGTGTTATCTCAACTTTAGAGTGTCAGAATTTTTGACACTCACGATCGAGCAATATCATGTCAGCGAACAAGGCATACCTTATTTTATTGCTGGCATAAAATCAGAGGCAGGCAAAAACAGACTGATTCCTATACATCCAAAAATACAAAAAATGGTGACCGACTGTATAAATCATCACGGCGAAACTATTTTCTGCCGACTTGGCGAGGATTTCGGCAAGCCGATGAATAAGGATTACTTTTTAAAATATGCTTTTCGTCCGGCGATGCAAGCGCTTGGCTTAGGCGATAAATTTACTCCGCATTCTTGCCGCCGAACTTTCTCAACGAGAATGTCAGCGGCAGGCGCACGAGAAGAGGACATCATCGCGCTTATGGGACACGCAGAATACAAGACCGATATTAACCATTACATTATTCAAGAACTTGACACACTTTACGACGCTGTAAAAAAGCTCGCATAAAGCAACAAAAGCCCCCGAAATCAATCGGGGACTATTTTTTTGAGCCGTCAATGCCTTGTTACGCTCTGAAATTCGTAGCAATATTGTAGCAACCCACAATATCTTGCACATTCCTCAGCGTTCCGAGCAAAAACGAAAACAAAGCAAAAAGCCAGTAAACAAGCCGTTTATGGCTCAATTACTGACTTTCTTCGTGGCTCCCCCAACTGGGCTCGAACCAGTGACATCATGATTAACAGTCATGCGCTCTGGCGAGTGTAGGGGAATAGTACTTTTTAATTTGCAGTTATTGTTTTGTATACTGATAAAGCGTGTGTGTCTGTCATACCTGAAATCTGATCTGTAACTAATAGCAATTTATTGTATATAACTTCTGACTCATCTTGAGCTTTATTATTAGCGTTTTCACAAATATATCTATAGTTTTTCGAAATAGACTGATATAACAAATTATTCGATGTATCTTTACCAAAATCTACATTTTTATTCCAATTTACAACTGCCGGAATATATGTTTCTAAAAGTTTTTTTAAAACAGAAAATGCTTTAGTCTTATTTTTTAATATTTGAGGCGAATAATATATTTCATTCTTTTCAATTCTTCTTAAAATATTAGCAATTTTTGATGCACAGGAAACATCAATTAATTCGCTATCAAAGGTTCCCCTCATTATAGATTCATAATGTTCATCAAAAGCAGAATGCACAGCATCAATCATCAGTCCTTTAATTAACACTCTTGTTCTGTGAATCACATAGTTTTCAATATCATTATAATTCATGTTTTCTGCTTTTAATTTATATTCTTTCATTGATTTAATTACAGTAGCAACGAGCTCATCATTTTCACAAGTTTTAAAGTACTCTTCTATACTTCTCATAGAAATAATACCTTTGTGATGTGCATCTTCAATATCAGCTGTAAGATATGCTATATCATCTGCCGCTTCTAACAAAAAAGCTAATGGATGTCTACGACTATTTAGTCCTAACTCTTCATTGATAACATCATATATTTTTTCTTCTGATGAAAAATATCCCATTTTCTTACTTATTAACTTGTTTACATTAATTTTTGTAGATGAAACAGGATATTTTATAAACGTTGACATTACAGGATATGTCAAATTCATTCCAAATTCATCTACAACTAAGCTAAGCTTATTAACTAACCTAAACAACTGTGCATTACCCTCAAAATGCTTTAGATCCTCAGCATATTTTCCATTTAATTTAAACTCTAAGGTATCTTTTGCATCCCCACCATTCTTAAAGACCAACATTTTATCCGAATTAAAAGTCATAATTCCAAGATTATCCCTAAACCAATCACCTATAATCTGTTCACCTAGATGACCAAACGGTGGATTGCCCATATCATGTAATAAAGCTACAGTTTTTAATATAGTAGGTATATCATTTATTAGTTTAAATACATCAGTAGTATTACTACTATCAGAACTTATGTATTTAACATTGTGATTATTAATAACATTAACAGCTTGCATTCCCAAACTTTCAGCAATTGACATTACTTCTATAGAATGTGTTAATCGAGTACGTGCATAATCCCCATCCTCTAAGGGAAACACTTGTGCCTTGTCTTGCAATCTTCTTAAAATTGTACTATTACATACTGTATCAAAATCTTTTTTAAAAGCAGTTCTATTATCACTAGCTGTCTTTTCAACAGTAGGTGTTTCTCTATGCCTTTTTGGTGTTAATAATTTATCCCAATACAATTATATCACTCTCCCCTGTTCGCTACAATATAAACTTCTAATAATCAATCAAATATGCAATATTATTTAAAAATAATGCAAAATTCGCTTTATAATATTATTTATGTATTATGCAACATATTAACTATTAAGAATAAATTGTACCAATATCTGCTATTTTTTATCTCAATATTTAATTACATATATTAAATTTCAAAATGTTTAAATGCTTTTTCTGTAATGGATATTTTATGATACTTCTCTGAATCCAAATCGTTTATAATTTGAATTAATTCTTTACTATTTAGCGTAATCGCCATTATGATTTGGCATTTCGAACCAATTTCAGTTGCAGAGTGAATAAAACTTCTCATATCCTCTGGAACAATACTTTGCTGAGCAGGCTCATCGAAAATAATAACACCAGGGTGATTCCCATCTTTTTTTATAGACACTTGTAAAAGTGCCATTGTAAATGCCCAAATCATTCTAATGCCGTCACTTGCAGATGAATCAAATTTCATATCAAAGCCATCGACCGTAGGAAGTAATGACTCCTTAGAGATTTCAATTTCAGCTAAACTTGGTAAACTGCTATAATGGTAACGACTCAAATTATTAATAAAATAAGTCTTCAACAATTCAACTTTATCTATATCCGATTTAGAAACTCCCTTTTTAGGCAATTTACTTTTTTGATCCAGATATGTATTCCAACGATCCGATAAATCTCTAAAACTTTCAAGAAAAGTAGCTAAATCATTCTTCAATTGAGATAGTTGCTCAATTTTTTGCGTTATCTCAATTTTTTTGAGCATGATTGCTTCGGATGCTTCTGCATCAGTTGTGGTATATAGATCAGAGCGCAAAGTATGTGCTAATCTCCTAAGGGTCAATAGCCTACTTTCATAGTCCTGTTTTTGCTTTCGAATTTCATCACGAGTATTTTTACGACCATTAAGTGAAAATACCAACATACTCTTTTGTGCTTTAAGATGCCGAATATTTTCTTCAATACTCATAAAACCACTACAAACATTTGCTTCTAAAAGGTTGTCTTGAATCTGTTGCTTACAAGTAGGACAAACATTTACACTTATTTGTTCAGTTGCATGTTCAGATCCAAATTTTTGTAGTCTGGCAGCGTCCTCATTATTACGAATATCCGCACAAATAAGTTGAATATTAGAATTTAATTGATTTATTATTTGATTTAAACTAAACAATTTTTGTGTTAAGATTTTAAGTTTTTCTTCAAAATCAAGTATTGTTGCTTCTGTTTCTGAAAGTTCTTTGCTAATTGCTTCAAAATTATCTGTTACGCGAGGCTTCAATTGACACAATGATTCATACTCGGCACTTAACTGTTCACTTCTTGCTTCGATAGTTAAGTCTGTTTCAGTAAAAATCACAATACGAGAGTATTCTTTATCAGATAAAACTCGTGGATGGATTGGAAGATTAATAATATTACAAGAATTTAAATAAACGGTTGCCTGTATTTGCTGTATAAGCTTTTTCCATTCGTTCTCAATTTCTGTTTTTATACCATTAAGTCGTTCGTGTTCTTTCTCATTTTTGAGGGTATCAAGTCCGATTATGTATTCTAACACACGCTTTTTCGATTCTCGAATACCAAATATAGGCATTCCAGATAAAATATCAGACCACCCATGCTTTTGCTCAATAAACATAGCCGAGAATATTAATTGCAAATAAAGTTTTCTTTCGATACCGTCAGAAGTTCTCACCAAAGGCAGTTCTAAATGCAGAAAATTTTCCAAGAATGAGTGAAATCCACGAGAACTAGTAGCCGCATTTTGAATATTAACATAAAAGTCTTCAGATTGAATTTCTGGATTACCGAGCGAATTATACTCACCATAAAATACAGTAATAAGCCTGTTATCTTTATTCTCTGTTTTAATAGTTCTGTATACAGTTATAACTTCAAGACCGTTACTTATTTCAAGATAAGCTCCAGACTCAGTAACACTCCATGACTTTCCATTGTCCTCAATTGTGTTTTTAAAAGCAGATGTTAACACCTTGCTTCCAATACCAGATACTCCTCCAAGTATCTGTTCAAATCCAAGACAATAATAAATCGCTGCTAAAATAGAACTCTTTCCGCAAGTATTGTCTATACTGGAAACGAAGTTCAATCCATCCTTAAAATGTTCATCTATTCCATAAATACCATTAACTGTATTAATTTCAATGCGCAATCTATTTATCCTGAGCATACTTATCCTCCCAGATTTCAACAAGCTCTTTTATCCTTGTTTCTGTAAGTTTTTTTGATAATTCAGTAAGGTCTTTAATTTCTGTAGCCATCAAATTACCCTCTATTTTAATTCGTTCAGCGAAACTTTTTCCATTGTCCGTTAATTTAAAATTCCCAGTAGGTTGTTGAACGACAAATCCATATGCAACAGCATAGTCGAGTGCCCTATTCACTGCTGGATCAAATCTGACAATCAGGGATTCATCTATTCTATTAGAAAAATTAATAAGTTTGTCCATGCTTTCTCTTGAGAATAACGCACAAGATATCATTTGAAGTTTAATCAGCGAGCAAGAATTTCCCCGTCCACATATATACATAATTAGACATAATTGCGAGACCTTGTAACTTATACGATAATTATAAGGGACTGCTTCGGGTTTCGCATCAAATGATATATTGCCATATAAAGGTAACTTATCTACCATTTACTATACACCCCTAAATTCCATAGAACAATCTGCCAACCAACTTGCAACTAAATCTTGTTTCAACTCTCCTATTGATGCCTGCGACAGCACTCGAGAAAAGTCATTTTCAAGTTTCTGTTGAAAATCATTAAGTATTTTATCAAATAAACTTTGATTTAATTCCTTATTAGTGTTCATATGAGTTCTTATTGATACTTCTCTTTTGTAGCTTTGCTCCAGTCCATAAAGATCCTCGTAGAGCTCTGGGAAATTAAGCTGTAATGTGTTCATTATATCCAATCCACTAATATAAAAATCAACATAGGCATTAATAATATAGTTTAAATCAGGATTGTTATCATCGCATGTATTCATAACTGCCTTTACTTTACGCCTAATATTAGCAACTTTTTGAGAATCACATTTTGACCAATCTAGGGTATCTTGATGCTTAATTGCTAAATTAAGACGCATATCAGTAAGATTGGTACGAATTATTCTACTTATTTCAGGCGTAAAATCCTCTGCAATTTTAATAACTATTTTAAAATCATCTGAAATATAGGAAAGTTTAGTCCTTTTTTCACTTTTAGCTTTCAGCACTTCTTTTTGCTTTGATTCAGCATGGATAATAATACGAGAATCTTTATACTCTGGAATATCAAAGTGCCATTCTACAATAGTTGGAACTCCTAACTTCTTTAAACGCTCACCATTATTCAACAATTTATCTATATCTTTTGTTAATTTATCTCTTTGATGGGCATAAAGTTCATCATCAGAATACTCGCGCTCTGGGCAATAACACTGATGAACAATTCCGTTTTGGGTAAAACCCTCTATTCCGGCATCGCCACCTTGTGCCGCAGGTATATATGTATAATTTTCATTTTGATACCGTATACGGTAACATTTTACACACAGATCCTCCCACGCATTTCCATTCATGTATCCTTCAATAAGTGATCTAATATTACTCATTATAACCTACCTTAAAATTTATTAATATCTATTGTTTTTGTACAATTAGGAGAAACAGACAGTACATTATAATCTAAGCAAAATTCAATATGTTCTTCTAAATAATGAATCTTAACAAGTTGAAAATGGTAATAAACCTTGGTAATAATAATTTCTCGATGTATTAAAAATAATTTATCTCCTATATTAGAGGCGCCTGAATCTTCATGTTAATAAACCTCCGTTAATAATTATTATACCAAAAAAACATTTTGTTACTACTTTTAAATAACAATCATCTTGATTGTGATTTTTCATTTAAGTCTATGAAACAATTTTTTCATTTTTCTCTTTAGATACATGATAACTAAGAATTATA